GAATCACCTTTGACAGAGAATCCATCTTCACCATCCTCAGTATCACCCATATCCAATTCAGAATTATTATTCATCTTCATTTCTTCTTTCTTCTTCTCAATCTCTTCTAGACAATAATCATTGATTAACTTTGATACTTCCAATACTTGTTTGAATGTTTCACAAGATGCAACACGATCTACAAGTGTCTGCTCAAAGTCAGTGAAGTATATAATGTAGTGTGATCCAATCTTGAAGAATAGATTGATACGATCAGCAAGTGACATTCTAGATATATCTTTTTTCTTTACCTCAAAGAAATCCTCTTCACATAGAGTATTGTATCCCTTGTAGAATGTCTTTGTGATACCCTCATAACGACGTTTCATAAGTTTCTCAATACGAGCATCCTCTACGATGTTTACAATGCTTGGATTGATTTTGTACTCCTTGTACCACTCTTCGTTTGGAGTAAAGAGAGCATGACCAACTTCATGACTGACAAGCATATCAACTACATCTTCTGTAGTATTATCCCACATAGGTAGTGTCAATACTCTGGAATGTACATTGAATGATGCAGTCTCAACTTTCTTATGCTCCACAACAAGGTCTTCTGTTGCAAGTAGTTTTGCTAGTTGGGATTTGATTTCGTATTGAATAGTCATGAGGATTTGTATCTGATATATTCATTATAACAACAAAACCGTCCCGAAGGACGGTTAGTGGACACTTTGTGAACTGTCCTTATATACCTTGAGCATAGTCAAGTGCTTTCTTCGCTGTGGTCATCAACTTAACTTTCTTATAATCCTTCGCATAAGGGACTGTCAATGCAAATCCAAGTAAATCCCCTTCGGGATCATCAGGTATGCCCATGGGTTGCACAAAAAATATTCCTGCATGTGCCACACACTTCCATCCAATATCTACAAATCCTAAATCTCTTAATGCACATTCTAATTTTAGAGAATCACAAGCTTGTTGTAAAAGCATACGGATAACCGAATCTAAAATTATTTATAGTTATAAGATGAATCATCAGCATGACAAAATCCATTTGGCATAAAATTCATGGCAAGTGAGTGTCGATCTATATTGTTAGTATTTTGTTCAACCCAATGTCTGATATCACCAGGAATCAATATCATATGCCCTTTATCCGCTTTGAGTCCAACATCACCTGATGACACTAATCCAAAATCGTTAGTTTTAAATGGAACATGAATTTGAGGTTGTTGCTTTGAAACAACTAAGTTAGAATTATGATCTTGAAAATAAAATATTCCACTATAAAAAGAATTTGTGTGATAATGATTTCTACCCACATCACCAGGTGGAATACGAGTAAACCAACTTGTAGACATTTTAAGTGGTACAGTATATTTTATTTCAGATAATGTTTCATTAACTATATCTTCAATTTTTTTTACTAATTTTTTATTACTTTTTAAAGTAAAAACAGTATCATTTATATTTGACCAATCATGTCTCCATTTAACTTTATTTAATTCCTCTAAAACATCATCAATTAAATATGAACATTCGACATCATATATTAATGTTGGAAATAATTGTACTCTAGTTGCATTCATACGTTATTGCTCATAATGTTGGGAAGAACATTTAGAAAATCCTTTTACTTTATCAAACTGAATTACATTCTCAAACTTATCATTTAAGTCTGACTTATGAGATATGACAAATATATTAGCACCCTTTATGATATAACGAATGATTTTGAGAAACTCATCTGTTCCAAATCCATCAAGAGATGAATCGAATACTTCATCCATAATTAATAGGTTTGTATTGACAGAGTTTTTAACTCTTGCAACTTCTCTCCATGTAAACAAAAGTGCCAAATCAATACGCATCTTCTCTCCTTCACTGAAAGAGGCATATGAAAAGTCTTCATGTATTGGAGACTTTACAGTTTCTTTAAACTCCTCATCTAAAGTAAAATTGATATAGAAATCCATCAACTGAAGGTATCGATTTACCTGTTGATTAATAAATGGTAGATATTTTTTTATAATTTTCGTCTTTACACCATCATCTTTAAGTAAAGAATATGCAAAATCATGGTGATTAATATCTTCTCTCTGAACTGCCAGTTCATCGATTGTATCTTTAAGACTACTTTTAAACTCTGCTAGTTTCTCATTTTCAGTATTTCTGTTTTTAAATTGTTCGGTAATAGTTTGAATTTCTGATTCAAGATCTCTGACTTGTCTTTGGTTAAGAGAGATGCGAGTGTTATTTTGAGAAATGTCATTATTGAGTTTAGTAATCTCCTTTGATAGTTTGGTGAAGAGACGCTCTCTATCTTCTTCTTTTTGAATTGCGTCTTTAAGGTCATTATAACCTGACTGCAACTCCTTTGCTTTATCTTGAGCGTCATTAATTCTATTTAAACGAAATGATTCTTCTATAGGTTGAGTACATGTAGGACATGTAACATTATCGGTAAAAAACTTATGTTCTTTCGTAATAACCGATACTTTATTAGATAGTTTACCCTTCAAATTGTTTAATTTCTTTAACTTTTGATTTGCACCTGTCACCTTTTCTTGCTCTTTGGTGAGATTAAAAACATCACTCTGCAAAGAATCATTTAATACTACACATTCTTCAGTATCTACAATCAAAGTATTAATTTTTTCTTTACTAATAGAAATATTATTCTTTCCCCTATCCTCTAACTCTTTAATAAAATTCTTTTGCATTGTCATTTTATCTTTTAAGTTATCTTTTTTGAGGTCTAGAGATCGAACCTTTTCTTTCTTTTCCCTAATCTGATCTTTGATTAGGTGATTCATTGCAGAAAAAATACGTATATCAAGTAGATCTTCAATCACTTCTCTTCGATTTGATCCACTTAACTGCATAAATGGGACAAATGTACTACTACCAAGTATCACAATTTGTGTAAAAGATTTATAATTAACTTTTAATATACTTTCTTCTAATATTTTTTGATTAGATCGATCATCTGCCTGTCGATGCATCAAATTACCATTTACTTCGATATCAAATATATTTGGTTTCATTCCCCGACGAACAATATAATCTCGATTATTCACAGAGAATTCTAATTCAACGAGGCAGTCCTTTTCATTCACAGTATTCATTAACTGTGATTTGTTTATTTTACGAAAAGGTTTATTAAACAAAGCAAAAGTCAGTGCATCTAACATTGTAGACTTACCTGATCCATTTGTGCCAATTATTAAGTTTGTATTTTTTTCTAGAAAATCAATTTCATTCCAATGATCACCAGTCGAAAGAAAGTTTTTCCATTTTATAGTTTTAAAAATTATCATTTTTTAGGTGGAATAATAATGTCATCAGGTGTAATTACTGCGTATTTGTAATTATTCATTTTGCATGTTTTCAGTGCAAGATCATCGTCAATTTCAACTACAATCATTTCTTTATTTTCATCTTCCTCTAACATCATAGCATATCGAGTGGCATCATCTTCCTGCTCAAATAAAAACAAAACAAGATTTCCATACTGATCATCTACAGCATAGACTCCCTCATCTCTTCTGTTTTTAAGTGTAAGAAGAAACATTATTCTACCTCGCAAGCTTGTCGATAAAGATCTTGAAATATATTTTTAATTATATTTTTATCAAATTCAATATCAGATTCATCAATGTAACGATTCAATATTGAAATTGTACTCTCCTCTTCTTCTATCTCAAAACTTTCACTTTCTTCAATTGCAAAGTTTTCAATAATTTTTAAATCTTGTATGCCAGAAGAATAAAGTTTATCAATAAATTTTTCAAATTGTTTAGAATCAGATTTTTTACGAACAATTAATTTAACAATTTTATTCTTTAATGGAGTAGTATTGTACAATTTATGATTCGTATCTTCATAATATACATTATAAAATAATTTATAAGGATTATTAATTGGAGTATGAATGCGGGTATCCGTATCAAATAGATGAAACCCTCTTGTATCATTCACATCATTCCAAAACATCTCATATGGATTACCCAAGTAATGTATCTTCCCATTTGTAGAACGTGTATGAAAATGTCCAGAGTAAACTACATCAAACTTATTGAAGACATCAACATCCATTCCAGTTTCCATCATATGCCCACGAGTAGCTCTGAATCCATTAATTTCTAAATGACCCATTGCAACTTTACACTTGCTAGAATTTATTGCATTTACTGATGTCTCATAGTTTTCTGAATTAATCCAAGGTAGAAGCAATATATTTAATCCATCAATATTAATTTCTGTTGGACTCGAATATATTTCCCAATTATCATACGATGTTAATAAAAGTTCTGGTGAATTTACATAATTAGTATTTTTGTAATAACAATCATGATTACCAGTGATGGCATAGACCTTATACTTCTTTAATGGTTCGAATACAACTTGTTTCGACCATTCCAAACTTTGATAGTCAATTGACTTACGACTATCAAATACATCACCCATATGAATGATAGTATCAATTCCGTGCTCCTCCAGTGCAGGAAAGAATACATCCTTATAGAATAACTCAAAATAATTATGTAAGTGTGCAGAACCCTTTCTCGCACCCATATGAGTGTCTGTGATAATTGCTATCTTCATCTATTATTGTTTCGATACTGAATATTATCTTTAATGGTATTGTAATCAGAACTACTCCCTGCCAATGAGTTTTCATCTACCATCATCACCTCATCGAATCCTGTTCTCTCAATAATCTTTGTCTTGATATCTAATTGTTTCTTTTCTTTTTGTATTCTTCTGAGAAACGCATAATGTATGACCTGCGTAAAGTAAGCAAAAGGATTTTTGGATTTCTCAGGATCAAAGTTATGTATGTACTGAACGCAATTTTCGATTCCATCAGAGATCATATCCTCCCTAAACATATAGTTAACAAAGTTCGGTTTGTACGACAAGTGTGTTGCAATCTTTAAGAAACAAGAACCGAGATAGTTTGAGATGGGGGGTTTACCCTCCCATGGTCCTGACTTTGGTGGATCTTGTCCATGCTTCTTAAAGTATGCTGCCTTTGCCAGTAATGCCTTACCTCGATAAACAGTTATAGCCTGCAGTAACTCCTTATTATTTACATAGTGTTCTGACTTTTTTCTAGGCATAAGGTTTTTGTCTTTTTCATAATAATATTATAACATATTTTGAATACTTGACAAGTCGTGTAAATATATGTACAATAACTCTGTAAGGGTTCAAAGGGATATAAGTTATCTAAGTTTCTTTATTAAGCTTAAAAAGCATTTCTAGTTTTTTACGTGCTTCTGTTACAGAAGATATGTAACCCATTTCAGAATCTGGTTTAGTAAGTCCATTTATATCATATTCTGATTCTTCTCCATTAATATAGTGATTATATAATTTAATCAATTTCTTATCATCAGATTCAGTCATAGTAATAACTTTATCAAGTCGTATCATAAAAATATCTTCATTTGGTAACTCCATCCATGGTTTAACTTTAATAAAAGTTCCGTTGGGAGTTGCAACTGTCCACATTATAACTGGATTTTGAAGTACTATGATAGTATCATCTTCTTGATCATTATCCACAAGAATAAGTGAGAAGATTTCTTCTCCAGAAACTAACTTAAGTATTGCGTAAAATTCGTCTCCCATTATTTTTTAAGTGGTATGTTGACTATATCATAATCAAAATTTTCTTCATTATAGATTTTGATTCTTTCAATAAGGTGATTGAGTGTATAATTTTTTCGAGATTTATAACTAATGTCATCAGCAATATCATAAAGAGTTGCTCTTGTCTTTTGATTTCCTTTACGAAGAACTCTTCCGATAGACTGTAAATTACGTATTCTTGATTTAGAGGGGGATGCAAAAATTATATTGTGTAAATTTTTGATATTAATCCCAGTGGAAAAAGTCCCGTACGAGGCAACGATAATAGCATCACTCTCCTGCTCAGTGATTTCTCGAACTTTCTCTCTGTCTTCGGTGTCCACTCCACCATGAATAAAAAAGACATTGCGATTCTCAATAATATTACTATTATTTATCAAATTGTAAAGAGGTTCTCCGTGCTTTTCAACTCTGGCAAAGAGTATCAAAGTGTTACCCTTGAGATCCAATGCAAGGTTTTTGATAAAGTTATTTCGTTTTGTATGACCAATAATATACTGAACCTCTTCCTCAAAATTCTCAAATTTATTCGGTGGGTGTTTCAATAGAAGCACGTTGATATCTAGTTTTGCAAGGTGCCCTTTCTTCATAAGCTCGTCAGTTTTAATGATCTTATAGGAAGTCCCGAACAATCCCTCAAGAACCCATTTGTGAGTCTCACTTCCGTCTAATGTGCCAGTAAATCCGAATCGATACTTTGCACCATCAAGTTTTGTCATTATAGATATTAATGACTTTGATTTAAACTGGTGTGCCTCATCCCCAATTACCACAGAGAATCTCTCAAAATACTTTCTGGGGAGTTTGTAGATTGATTGCCAAGTTGTAATAATCACCTGAGAGTCAGTCTCTCTTTCTTTACCAGCATATACCTTGTGGCAAAATGAACCAACGTCCCAACCATAATCTGCAAAATCTTTATACATCTGTTCTACTAACGATGTCGTCGGAACGACTATCAAAATATTTTTCTTATTACCAACATAGTATCGAACAATCGAATATATCATCAACGATTTACCCGAAGCAGTTGGAGATATCAATAATTTTCTATTATGTCTTAGAGCGTCGTATACTCCATCTACTTGATAATCTCTAGGTTTAAATTTAGATATTGCGTTCATATAATCTTTGACACCCTCAAGTGATATCATTTCATTCACTTCGAAAGGTAATCCAAAATATTCACTGTCTATGAATTCGTATGTGTATGCGTGATCCTTACAAAATTGTATAATGCGATCAAGTAATCCTACGTATATCTCTCCCTTCTGCGTATTAAAAAGTCTTATCTTACCGTCCCAATATTTCTTCTTATATGCTGGTGAAAACTTTGCATTTGGAATATCAAAGGTGAATTGATCGGACAACTCATAGTAGATATGAGGTTCCGCATGTATCTTGAGATACACTTCATTCTTCTTTGATATAATCAAATGTGACATTAAATATGGTCATTTGATTATATTTAGTTAGGTAAATCCAGACTGAAAACGGTGCCATTCGATGGCATTTTTAATTTGATATGTGCGATTTGATACGATTCTAATTATCTCTTCCAGAAACTTAAGTGTTGTATCATAGTATCTTATCTTTAAATCTATCTTTGTCATCCTTTCATCGGCATCTAGGTGCCTCTGTATTGCGTCCTTCTCTCTTACCTTATACGGAAATGGTTCTTCTTCATAAACCTTTGGATCTGCCTTTCCTGTGTAATAATTATATCTTTCCAATTTAACTTTTGCTTTTTGATCTCTTGCCTTCTCGCGCATCAAAGTGATGGTATTATATAT